GCACTTACTTAACAACAGGTCAACTAATTCCAGGTATAGTATAATGAACAAAGAAATTGAAAAGCAAAAGGTAGTTGCTGAGAAACTCAATGGTAGATTTGCCATGCTCGGCATCATAGCAGCACTAGGTGCTTACTTTACAACAGGTCAAATCATTCCAGGTTTTGTGTAATGAATAGAACACCTGTACCTTTCAAAGTTGTACCCTACATCTTTATGTGTGCTGTTAGCCTCAGTACATTGACACAGGTGTGGGTGTAAAACTTAACAAAACTAAATACTTACTCGTAACAAAACTTAACTTAACATGGGAAATTTCCCCTTAGAAACCACTTCAATCTCTTCCTCATTCGCTTTACTCTGGGTGTTCTACCCTGTGGTAGCGTTGGTAGGGATTGAATTGTTGTTGAGAGCACTTGACGGTAGCGACGACGACGATGACGAGGGTGGTGGGTTGATGTCCCCTGTCTATCAAGGAGCACAAGGATGATCTATCAAATAGCATTCGCATGTGTACTAGGTTACACAGCACTCAACGGATTACCGTTCGTCTTTTCTTAATCAAATAGCTGAGGAGCACAAGCACAAATGACTCAATTCTTATTAAAGAACGCAGGATACTATCCTATCTTTGAATTCATATTCTTTCTAACCGTAGGGATCACATGTGGATCTCTTGGACTAATCTAATGGACTTCTCCCACATCCTACCCATGTTCCTAATGATATTATCAGGGACTACTATGGTGACCGCACTCTTCGTGGTCATGATGGGTGCGATGATGGACGATTAGCAATCTGTCAACCCAAGCTTGACAAAACTTAACAAAAGCCTATATACTAAGATTGTCCCGTTAACCGAGACCTATGGGACATTAAATTACGTCTCTCATATCCAGTAGTGAAGGGATTACTGGAAATATAGTATCGCTCTACCCTTTGAGCCCTACTTATTTTAACGTCCTCATGACAACAATCGCAAAAAGGGAACAAGGCATCCTAAAGGGATGGCCTCAGTTCTGCGAGTGGGTTACAAGCACAAACAACCGCATCTATGTTGGTTGGTTCGGTGTCTTGATGATCCCTTGCCTATTAGCAGCCGCGGCTTGCTTTATCGTTGCTTTCATAGCAGCACCTCCAGTCGACATCGACGGAATCAGAGAACCAGTAGCGGGTTCTTTCTTATATGGTAACAACATCATCTCTGGTGCTGTAGTTCCATCTTCAAACGCTATCGGACTACACTTCTACCCAATGTGGGAAGCAGCAACTGTCGACGAATGGTTGTACAATGGTGGTCCTTACCAGTTAATTATCTTCCACTTCCTAATCGGTATCTCAGCATACATGGGAAGACAGTGGGAACTATCATACAGATTAGGTATGAGACCATGGATCTGTGTTGCTTATTCAGCACCAGTATCAGCAGCATTTGCTGTGTTCTTGGTTTACCCATTTGGACAGGGATCTTTCTCTGACGGTATGCCACTAGGTATCTCAGGTACATTCAACTTCATGTTTGTATTCCAAGCAGAGCACAACATCCTAATGCACCCCTTCCATATGGCAGGTGTAGCAGGTATGTTCGGAGGAGCACTCTTCGCAGCAATGCATGGTTCACTCGTAACTTCTTCTCTTATTAGAGAGACAACAGGTTTAGAGTCACAGAACTATGGATACAAGTTTGGACAAGAAGAAGAAACATACAACATAGTAGCAGCACACGGTTACTTTGGTCGTCTTATCTTCCAGTATGCTTCATTCAACAACTCAAGAAGTTTACACTTCTTCCTTGGTGTATTCCCAGTAGTCTGCGTGTGGTTGACTTCAATGGGTATCTGTACAATGGCATTCAACTTGAATGGTTTCAACTTTAACCAGTCAGTAGTAGATGCTAATGGTAAGATCGTTCCTACATGGGGCGATGTTCTTAACAGAGCAAACCTAGGTATGGAAGTTATGCATGAAAGAAATGCTCACAACTTCCCACTTGACCTTGCTTCAGCAGAGTCAACAACAGTTGCTTTAACAGCACCTTCAATCGGTTAATAACTTAACCAAAACAACAACAAGGGGTCTTCGTGACCCCTTCTTTATTAGGAGAAATTAATGGTAGCATCTACCTTACAACAAACTGAGAGAGGTTGGTTTGATGTACTCGATGACTGGTTGAAACGTGACCGATTTGTATTCATAGGTTGGTCTGGTTTATTACTACTACCATGTGCTTTCTTATCAATCGGTGGATGGTTCACTGGAACTACATTCGTTACGAGTTGGTACACACATGGTGTCGCATCCTCTTACTTAGAGGGAGCAAATTTCTTGACAGCAGCAGTCTCTACACCTGGTGACGCTGTAGGTCATAGTCTTATGTTCTTATGGGGTCCTGAAGCACAAGGATCATTCGTAAGATGGTGTCAACTAGGTGGACTATGGAACTTTGTAGCATTACATGGAGTCTTTGGACTCATAGGTTTCATGCTCCGTCAGTTTGAGATCGCAGGACTTGTAGGTATCAGACCCTACAATGCTCTAGCATTTTCAGCAGTTATCGCAGTATTCACTAGCGTCTTTTTAATCTACCCATTAGGGCAACACAGTTGGTTCTTCGCACCATCATTCGGTGTGGCAGCAATCTTCCGTTACATATTATTCATTCAAGGTTTCCACAATATTACACTGAACCCATTTCATATGATGGGTGTAGCAGGAATACTAGGTGGAGCATTACTATGTGCCATCCATGGTGCTACAGTACAGAACACCTTGTATGAAGACAGTTCGATCTATAGTGAGGGAGAGTCACTAAGCACAACGTTTAGAGGGTTCGATCCTACACAGGATGAGGAAACTTATTCTATGATCACAGCGAACAGATTCTGGTCACAGATATTTGGTATCGCATTCTCTAACAAGAGATTCTTACACTTCTTGATGTTATTCGTACCTGTTATGGGTATGTGGACATCATCTATAGGTATTGTAGGTCTAGCACTTAACCTCAGAGCATACGACTTCGTATCACAAGAGATAAGGGCAGCAGAAGACCCAGAGTTTGAAACCTTCTATACTAAGAACATTCTTCTTAATGAAGGCATGAGAGCTTGGATGTCATCTGTAGATCAACCTCATGAGAACTTCGTCTTCCCAGAGGAAGTATTACCAAGAGGTAACGCATTATAGATAATAATGTTCGAGATGGATCAAGACCCCTTCACAGGGGTCTTTTTTTATGCTATACTGTGGGGAAATTCGACTTTTATTCCCAAAAAAAGTGGAAAAAATATTTCGGGTATTTTTTGCCCATAGGGTTTTTCCATAAATAGTAGTGTATCAACGAGGTACAACAATGAAAACAATAGAAGAACACATCAAAAGAGACGAAAGTCTTGTTGACGATCCAATGATGTCATCTGCTGCCAGAAGGCACTATAAAGCAGAACTTCAAGAACTCAAAGAGTATGCTGATCACCATAAAGAGGAGATCGAAGCAGGAGATCATCATGATCCATCAGTTCTAGAATTATTCTGTGATTTACACCCAGACGAACCTGAGTGCCTAGTATACGATGATTAAATGAACTTTATTGGCATATATGATGATATATTGACTGCCGATGATTGTAACGTCATAATTCAATATTTCCAAAAACACCCTGAGAAGGAGTCAGGGCAGATAGGGTATGGTTTTGTCGATCCTGAGTTAAAGGACTCTACAGACCTCTATACGAGGTTCTCTGAGTCTGGTTTTACTCATAAGATCATATACGGTGCCTTAGTAAAAGCATTCGAGAGATACGAGAAAGAACATAAGGGATTACAGCATACTGACAGATTTTCACTATTTGACAGTTTCAATATTCAGCACTATAACCCAAATGGGGGTTTTAAGTTGTGGCATCATGAAACGACCAATTTCGTGAATTATCCAAATCCACAAACTACACGTGCTTTGGCATGGATGATAAATCTGAATGATTGCTCAGATGGGGGCACAATGTTCCTTGAGCAAGGGTTTACCATGGAAGCAATTACTGGAAGAGTCAGCATATGGCCATCTGGATGGACACATGTTCACAAAGGACAGATATCGAAAATAAAAGAGAAATACATAGCTACTGGTTGGTTTAATTACGAGACTCCATGAATTTTACGGTTTACACTAAAGACGGTTGCCCATTCTGTGATCGCATCAAACAAGTATTGACACTTGCCAAATTAAATTATGTGGTATATGATCTAGGTACGGACTTCCAAAGAGATGGATTCTATGAGGAATTTGGTGTGGGAGCAACATTCCCCCAAGTTACCGTAAATGGAAAGAAACTCGGAGGTTGTACCGATACAGTAAAATACTTACAAGAACACAATTTTGTCTAAAACAATCAATGACGATGTTTACATGCTCGCTGAAAAGGCGATGGATGTAGCAATAACGGAGAAAAAGTTCTTTTTCAAGATATATGATCTCCTTAATCACTCTAAGGCGACTAGAAAGTCCTGTATTGAGTTTTTAGACTCATCTACTGCCAAGAGTATAAGTGACACCGCAGACGACTTGGAAGAGTATATAAAGGGCGGTAGTGACGGTACACACAAACAAATACGTGAAGCGTACCATTTCTTGTCTAAACCAGAAGCAAGAAAAATTGTAAAATACTTGAGAGGAATTATTGATGATGCCAAAAGATACGAGTGGGATCACCGACCAGGCAGAAGGAAGAAATCCATCGCTAAATAAAGGTATAGAGCTTATGCTCCCACGAGCAAGGAGGGAAAAAAAGTCCAAACTAGACTTTGATGTGACCCTCCCTCTGTTAAAGTGGAGGTGTCGATTACGAATTAAATTTGACATCACGGAGAATCATGGAAACTAGCTTATTAATATGGATCGCCAGTTCGGTCTCATTTATAGCATTTGTTTTAGGCGGTATAATTGGTTGGATATATAGAGGCACAGTTGACGCTAATACATATAAACGTCAATTAGATAATCTTCACCCTGAGTTCCTAGACGGAAATGGAGCATATGTGAACGAAGAACTGTTAGCGGTTCGGTTCATGGATCCAGAAGACCTTGACGAGGAGGAAGATTAGTAGTATACTGATTTGATAGGTAACATTATTATGGCAAAAAAATTACCAAATGATGCTTTGTTGACTGAGATAATTCAACAGGTGTCATCAGCAAAGACAAAGAAAGAGAAGATAGAATTACTTCAAAAATACAACAATGATGGACTTAGAGCAATTCTCATCATCAATTTTGATGAGTCTCTCAAATTCTTACTTCCAGAAGGAGATGTGCCATTCAAGAGGAATGACGCACCCGCAGGAACTGAGCATACTCGTCTAGATCACGAGTACAAGGGATTC